TAGATTGGGGCATTGTGTATCCAGCTACTGGTGTAGTATATCCAATCAATCCTAATGAGATGAAAATCGGCGGGGTTTACTCCTGATGAATTTCCCTGAATCTTGCTTGCCAATCGGCAGGCCACATGGCCTGGGGGATTTTAATATCGCGGTCGAACTTGATCGGCGGTTTCGATTGAGCGATGGCCTATCCGGCCAGCCCGTGAGCCTGCCCCTGCCGGTGTTCACGGCTGCGCAGTTCAGCGATTTCAAGGGCCACTTTCGGACAGTGGGGCTGCTGTCATCCTGGGAGCTGCCGGCTGCGGCGTGGGTGGGGCGTGCGGTCCCGCCGCCGCCGATCAGGTGGCGCTATGCCTCGGCACCATCCTGGGAGCTGCTGCCTGGAGGGCTGTGGCAGGTGAGCGGAGTTGTGCTGCGTGCGGTGTGAGCCGCTAGAAAATCGGCAACGGCCCGGTCGGGACAACGTGAGGCCGTGCGACTAGAGACACCTGAAAGTCGCTAATATATCCAAGCCATCGGCGAGATGCAAAATTACCACTTTGCAAGCCAATTGCTAGAAGAGTTTGGGTAATGCTACTGCCGTAAGAACTGGTGTCGGGATCTGGATCTGCCGCGCCGTTTATAGTTGTTGTTACAATTCCGCTTGCTCTGGTATGTTGAAGGAATGCCCACTCATCATCGGCCGGGGTGTTGATCGGTCCATTGTGAGAAAATCCGGCGCCGCTGACGGTAACCCGATTAGACCCCCACAAAGACTGCAAAGCATCGCCGGGAACAAAAAAGTTAGACCCATCAAAGTTGTCATAAAATTCGAATAATCCATCAGTATTTGCGCCCGCAGGCTTCCTAAACCAAAACCGTATTGTATAGTCTGATTCGCCTATGACATCCGCCAGCGCAGCAGACATCCAGGCACCAGTGGCGCCGCTAAAGTACGCGCTGCCAGCGCCCCATCTTCCTACCGTTGAACTGATTGACACATTGCCTTGCGTCACTGACGCCGCCCTGCCACTTACATCAGTAAAACCGCTGTCATTTGTAAGCGATAAATGCAGGATAACAGAACTATAATCAGGATCATTTAATGGTGTTGTTATAGCATTTGCCCCGGTGGTCCGCAGTAGCAGCAGCGTTGATTGCGATGGCGTGCCAACTTGCATCCCCGCGCCCGTGGTGGTGAGCGTCAGGTTGACCGATGCCGATGGCGTGCCGGCGGGCAGCGCCCTGGCCCCCGTGGTTCGCAGCCGGATCCGGACCGATGCCGATGGCGTCGAGGCCCGACGGATCCAGACCCCAACAAACTCAACCGTCAGGGCATAGAACTCAGCCCCCGGTACCGCTCGAATGTCGTCCTGCTCGACTGGCCGGGCATAGGTCCAGCGGAATCCTGGCGGGGTTTCTGATGGCGCCAGGGTGGCTGAGTTGAATCCGAACGACCGGCCCTGCTGGCTCAGCTGGTGGTCTGGCACGCTGCGGGCCTCGGCCTCGGTGAGCCCTAGGAACGTCATCGCCAAAGTGTCACCCGCCGGCACCAGGTCGGCGGTGCTGGTGGTGCTGCTGCCGTCGTAGCCAAGCTGCAGGGTGGCAAGGACCACGCCAGGGGTGATCGAGACGGTAGCGGGGCGGAGGGCGGGGAAGTCGGCCATTACAGGTAGCCGCCGTCTAGCGTTGAATATTCAAATTTCCAATCCCATGTTGCTATAAAGCTGCCGTCTACTAAATGCTGATATTTTTGCACAATTCCAATCTGAGTACCATCTGCACCATATTTAGTTACATAAGTAAAGTTTTCGTCTTCGCCGGTTTTAACTAGCTTCTGACCAGGTGTCACGGGGATAATTACCTGTTCAATCAGACCACCAGGCCTGGATCTCCTAGTGAAATTTAGGAGCAGATCGTATTTTGTGAAGTTGCCTGGCGGCGTCGGTGGCAGCTTCGGTTTTGCCTTGCCGTCCTTGGTTTCTGGAGAATAGGGGATCTCGGGTGGCTCAACCGGGCCGGTGGGTGGCAGTGGGGCAGGGCTCCCACCTCCTCCGCCGCCTCCACCTCCACCGCCAGGATCGCCCGCAGGAGTGCCGCTATCGACAAAGATGTCGCCGCCTGCAGGATCGCCGCCCGCATACTCTCCGCTGTTAGGAAACCGCCCATTTTTGTTGTAGAAATAGACTTCCTCAGCAGTCCGGCTGTCGGCATCCTCCTCTGGAATCGACGTATCGGTGGCCCTGCTAGGGTCTGCATCGCAAGACAGCCCGCTATTGCCGGTAATAAATAAATCCTCCTCCACCGAAACACTTGCAACATCCAACGCAACCAACGACCGGCGCCGTGAGTCAACGGGGAAATGCTCCAGGGCTAGCGATAGCTGCCCCTCTCTACCTTGTTTCATGCTTACAATTAAATACCACTCTACCAACGGATCATTAACGCCCTCTACATCTTCTCGACCAAGTTGAATAGCGATTAAATCACCTTCTCCTGTCCGTGCATTCCAATATCCTGCCTTAACTATCGCCTGCGCAGTATGCGTAACGTATCGCCGCTTTGCCTGCGCAAATCGCATAGCCTTAACAGCATGACCTTTAGATGTGGCAAACTGCGTCATATCATGCGGTTCAATTGGTGCCGAGTCCGGGGTGTCGTCATATTTGACCGTTGTAGTTCTAGTGATCCCCGACAGCCCGTCATCCCCTTGTTGCCGCCATGCCACCTCAGCTCTGTATGGCTGCCGGGCCTTTGGGTCTGCGAGCTGATATGAATAGCTGCCAGCAACGATCGCTTCACTGTCGAACACCCACGCAGGCTTTTGCGGTTCAGTGTCGATTGCCCCTGACGGGGTGACGGGTAGCAATGGCCTCATGCCGTACCGCCCGCCAATGGTGCTGGAACGCACCAGGAAGTAGGGTCCCACCCTGCTCAGCCAATCACTGGTGCTGGTTGGCTCGGTCAGAATGCCATCCCAGAACAAACCATTGGCCGCCATGAATTTAGCGGCTGTTGTCAATGAAGCACGGTCTATTTGTATCTCTGGAATCCTGCGAGTATGAGTCAGCAGCCAGTAGTAAAGCTCTGCAAGGTTGTTACTGCTGCCGTAGGTGTCATCAGTTAGCCGGGTGGACTGTACACCGTTGCGGATAAAGGCATGGACCGAGCGCTTCCAGTAGCCTTGATCTTCATTTGCAACGCCATAAGGATCGTCGCCATTAATGTAAACAACTGAAAACGAAAGCGTGGACATGCCTTCGTAAGTGCCGGCGGTGCCACATATCGTGGGCGCTGGAACGGCTTTGGCAACCAAGTAATTATTATTTAATAAAATCTCGGACTGATTTTTCCCGTCAACAAAAGTGGTGGTCCTAAAATATAAAACGTTTCTATAAACGTCTTTAAGAAAATTGCCAGGCGCCCACCTTCCTGCGCGTTTGTTTCGTGATTGACTGAACTGGCCAACCCTGCAACGACCATGAAAAATATCGCGCACCTGAATACCCCCTATACTGCCTTCACTTAAGACAAGATGATAGAAAGCCTTTACAGTATTGGGAAGGTCAAGGCTAACGGTTCTGTACTGAATTTGCCCGCCCAAAGTAACGCTATAAGGTTCCTCGCGCAGCTCTGCTGGGGTTTCAAATCTGCAGGCAGTCGCCTTGGGTGCAATTAGAACCCCGCCTGTATCGCCTACGCGACGGGTCCATACAATCGGGATTCGTTCAAACAGCAACATCGCCTCCTGGTTTTTGCCCAGATCTAGCCCTCCTGATATTCCATTGCCGCTGCCAATGGCCATGCTCCCGCCCAAGGCCACAGCATTGGCGCCCGTTGCATAGCGAGAAGGCCGCGCCTTGGCGCCTACGCTTAAAAGGGAGTACCCAGATACGTCACCAGCAATCAAAGCCCCGCCAGTCCTTCCACCGCCCCCGCTATTTCCCGACCGCACTATGGGGGCAACCATTAGAAAGACAGCACGCAGGGCGTCCCGATCAATTCGGTAGTCGCAATTCTAGGCGGCATCATCGCCATGACCGGGGGCGGCGTGCTGGTGGCCGAGAATGAAACCGTGGTCAGCGTGCCACCACCGCCGCTGACCTGGAATAGCCCGCTGGAGATCCTGGAGAGGCCGGCCAGGGTAACCTCGAATTGAGTCACTTCGATGAGCCACTGATTAGCAGCTGCTTGGAACACCAGCGACTTGACGGCGGGGGAATGCGCGCAGGTGATCGTGACCGATCCGGATACCAGGCCCGAATCAAGGCCCGGGCAGTTGAACTCCTGAAACTCCCAGCTCTGCAGCCCGTCGCCATCGCCAGCATCAAAGGCGGTAAAGGGGGCATTGTTGATCCCATCGAGCCGGTGCCATCTCCCCTTTGCGTTGCCGCTGGGGTCCATCCACTTCAGGGTCTGGGTGTAGACGTGGGGGCCGTAGTCGGGCATCAGGCCATTCCCAGCGCCTGGCGGCCGTCATAACTCTGGATGTGATCCCAGAGCTGACCAATCCCATCGCTCACCATGGCCTCGGCATCCTCGCGTCTGATCCACTGGGAGCCGTCGGGCTGCTGCTGGACCGGGCCGGTTTGAACCTGGATCGTTGGGGCGAAGGTGCCGCCTCTGGAGCCCCCTGCCCCGCTGCCGCCGCTTGTGGCAGCACGAGGGGCCGACCGCGCCAGGTCGATGATCTGCTCCTGCGGGTGGACCATCGCCATGAATCCGCCCTGCCCGTCGAGCCCGCCAGACCGGGGGCCGTTGCCGGTGTAACCGCCGCCGGCAAACTGGGGCACCTGCACCGGCTGGATCATCCCCAACTGCGGGCCCCGCACGGCGGCGCTCACCGAATTGGCCGCGGCGATCAGGCGGTTGATCTGCTCGATGAAGGCATTGACCGCCAGCCCTGCCAGGCTGAGGGCTGAATTGATCACCCCCCGCACCGTGCCAACGATCGACTTCCAGGCATCGGTGATGGGCTTCACCAGGCCTAGCGCGTAGTCCCTAATGCCATCCATGCCAGCATTCCAGGTCTGCCCCAGGCGGGCAATCAGGCCATTCTCTGGGCCAATGATGGTGTCGATAAAGGCGGTCCAGTTCTCGCCCAGGTTGGTCAGGATATTGCCGGCATAGCTGGCGAGGCCGTCCATCATCAGGTTCCAGCCACCGCCGATCATTGCGACAAACCCGGTTTCAGGGTTGGCGATTAGATCCCAGAGGCCGCGGAACGCATCGGCGATCTGGTCGCGGAAATTGAAAACCACCACCGCCGTGGCCACGGCTGCCGCGCCGATCAGCACCGGGGCGGTCACGAACCCGGCGACCAGGGCAGCCAGGCCGGTGGCTACTGATCCGACGGTGGTGGCGATGCCAGCCAGACCTGCCGTTACGGCTGGCATGGCCCCAGCCCAGCCGGCAAGGGTGGCGCCGAGGCCAAAGCCGGCCAAGGTCTGGATGGCCATCCCAAGGCCAACCACAACGGGCAGAGCAATGACGACTGCTGCCCCAATGGCGCCAATCCCAATTGCTATTTGCGTGAGCAGGGGATTGGCCTGGGCAAAGCCTGAGACTGCTTGAACTACTGCAACAAATCCAGGGATCAATTCTTTAATCACGGGCAACAACTGATTACCTATTTCGATCTGCAAGTTTTCTACATTGTTTTTGGCTAGCTGCATCTGCGCCGCCGTTGTTTCCATCATCACTCCAGCTTCAGCGGTTACTGATCCCATGTTTTTAGTTTCATCATTTGCAACCTTTAGCATTTCGGCTAGCTTCTCTGTATTGTTGATCATATTAAATAACCCCCTGGCCTCATCGCCGAAAAAGTCGCTAAACGTAGGCAGCTGCAGCTCTTGCGGCAGGCTCTTGATTTTATCCAGCATCGCAATTATTGTAGGCTCTGCGTTAGTTACCATGTTTCTAGCCAACAGCAATCCTGCGCTTTCGCCTGACTTCCTAGCCGCTTCGTCTTGTTGGATTTTTAGCATCTTTTGCTGGCCATCATGTAAAGCTCTTTCTTCTGTAAACGATTCCTCTATGTCTTTCTTTTTGTCGTCCAACCTCTCTTGCTCTGCTTGCTTAAACGCGGCGACACTTTCTTCGTATGCCTTTTTTTCCTCATCGGCCATATCTCTAAGTATTTTCAGCTCTGCATCCTTACGTTCATTAAGCGCGTCCATCCGGAATGTAGCAGCATCTTCTATGGCCCGCCGCTCACTCTTTAGGTATTGCTGCGAGGCTTCATCAGTGCCAGTAACCCGTTTGCGGAGTTCCTCTAATAGGTCTTCGGTTTTTCGACGCTCTGCCGTCTCGTAATTTCTGTAATTTAAATTTAGCGTTTTTTCCTCTTGGGATACAAATTGATCTAGAATTTTTAACTGTTCATCCACTCGTCTCTGGGCTTCGCGCAACACGCCATTTGTTTCCTCCTCGGCCAGCCTGATCGCGCCATCCTTCCGACGGCTCAGGGCGTTCTCATAGCGCCGATCCTCTGCCGATTGCACCATCTGATCCTGTGCCTGGCTGATGGCGGTAGCGGCCTGGCCCGATGCCATCCCTAGGGTCTGCAGCGCTCGAATCTGCCGATCCGTCATGGAGTCGCCACGGGTCATGGCCTTAACCATGTTGTTGAAACTGGTAGCAGCGACTTCGGTTTCAACGCCTGCGGAGATCATCGCCGCGCCAAAACCTGCAACCTGCTCCGCCGTCAATCCTGCCTGCTGCCCAACAGCTCCAGACCGTAAAGAAAATTCAATCAGTTGTTTACCGTTGGCAGCACCGGCTTTATCAAGTTCATTCATTGTATCGGCCAGCTTTAATACGTCTGGCTGCGTTAAATTCATGCTATTGCGCATCTTTGCAATAGACAAACCGGCCTCATCTGCTGTCATAGTGAAAGCAATACTTATCTTTGCAACATCTTCGGCAAACTGCCGTACCTCTTCCCTTGCGATACCTGACGCGCCGGCAGCGGCGTAGATCTCCGCGAATCCCTTGGCTGAGATCGGCAGCTCTAGGGATAGTTTTCTGATCTCGTCTGAGATTTCCGCAATTGCTTTCGGTGATTCCAGGCCGTCCATCACCTTGCGGACCTGGGAGATGCTGGTTTCAAATTCAATGGCAGCTTTCGTGCTGGTCGCCAGCGCAACGCCAACCCCAGCAGCCAGGGCGGCGGCAGCCTGCCAGGATGCGCTATCGATCGTGGCCTTGAAGCCTCCACGGGTGGCTTCTGCGACCTTGTTAATCTCATTACCCAGCTGCGCCACCTGGCCCATGCCAGTAACTTGGGCCCCAATCTTCAGAATCGCGTCAAAATTGACGGCCATCAGGAACCCCTCAGCAGCGTCAGTAGTTCCAACTCGATGACGCGCAGATCATCCATCAACGCAGCAACCGCACCACGGCCACGCCGCAGGCCCGCCAGGGCGATCACCGCCGGATAATTGAGCCCGGTGCGCACCCGACAGGGATGCCTCTCTGGGGTGTACTCGGTGGCCCACTGCCATTGGGTTTGCACCTGGCACCAGAGCAGGAAGGCCTCCCAGTTCTCGGGCCATATCCAGCAGATGGGCTCAGCAGGCCTGGGCCGATCTTCGCGGGGCAGGGGTGCGTAGACGATGCCCATGGCTTCGGCTGCCTTGCGCTGCCCCGCTTCTTCCTGCTCCCGCGTTTTGGCTGGCGCCTGGGTCATCTGTCGAAACCATTCCCTCGCGATTTCTTGGAGGTTGGCAACTTTCCCTCGCTGTCACCGTCAAGGCCTTTGATTTTTAGCCATGCCGCAACAATGGCACTGGCCATGCCCTCAATCCGGAGCACTTTGCTTTTTTCTTCTTCGGTGTACTCAAGGGCATCACCGCTTGAATTGCGCACGTCCTCACCCCAGCCGCCCAGAATGCGATCAGCCCAATCAATGTCGCTGACATTCGTGGCGCCCTTGGCGGCTTCGGGCAAAAGACGCCCCTCGGCAATAGCCTTTCGAGTTTGGTCCCAATGCCAAATAGCTTGAGTTAAGGCATTAACTTCCTCTTGGTCCATCCGATTGAACTTAGCCGTAAAAGCTAAGTCTTCGGTGTCGCCATTTTTCAAAATAGCACCTTTTAGCACTACTCGGCAAGGATAGGTGCCGTCTACATTGAGCTTGTCAAACATGGAAATTAGGGCAAAGGATTGGAAGCAACAGGCTCAGCGAATCAGGTCTGAACAATCGTCAGCTCTTGGTTAGCCGCTTCGGCAACCATCCGGCCTTGAAGTTGAATGTAGTTGCTATCCTTGACATTGACAAGGCTGGGCATTACCTGAACTTGTGGCAAGTTGAAGGTGTTGATGTTGCCAGCCACCGTACCGACTGGAAGCACCAACGCGCCTAGCTGAGAGTTAGAAGCATTGGTGAACACGTCCAATGTTTCAATTGGAGGGCGAGCAATTGTAAGAGTAAATGTTACAGTTCGATCGGTAAAATCAATGTGAGGCACGCACCCGGCATTATCGTAATACTGGGTGATATTTTCGATGGTCAGTTCGAACGCCTCTACACAAACCCCAACGCCGGCAAACGTCAGCGAGCCCGGTGTAGTGCTGGACGAATCAAACGGCACCGAATTGGCCAGTGGCGCCGGATAGCTCGGGGTTGGGTTGGCAACGGTTGCAGGGGGGCGGTAGAGGCCCATGTAGCTGGCAACGGCGCTCAATGGCTGGCCAGCCTGGCCGCTGATTACCAGCTTGCTGACTCGCCCGCCAGCAGCGCTGTACACCACACCATCGCGGTGAAACCGTGCGGTATGAGTTACCGCTGGCGGCGGCCATGCCAGGGCGTAGCTCACACTGCCGCTCGCCCCGGCGATTACGCTGGAATTGAAGCCGGCGGCCAGCATCACCGGATTCAGGGCCGAGATCGCGCCGCGGGTGCCCGAACCCGCAAACTCAAACGGGATGTCAGCGGAAACCTTGCGCTCGGTGATCGCCGCCGCCCGCTGCGTGCCAGGACGAGCGCCTAGCTGCGTCCGCTCAACCTCAACCCAGTCGGCCACATTGGGGTCAAACGATCCGCAGGGGATCGCGTTAGCCCCGGTCAGCGTTACCGCTGTGCCGCTGGTTGTTTCGGGGCCCAGCAGGAAGATTTGGTCGCGGTAGGGCATCGGTCGAATCCTCGGGGGGTGATGGTTGAGGGGCTAGTTGGTCGGTAGCAGGGGGCTCTACGTCGACAGGGGGCGCAACTTCCTGCCAGTCGGCCTGACCCGGCTTCCAGGTGAACTGGCCGGCCCCTTGGGGAAGTGGGGGAGGCGTGGGGTCTTCAGTGCTCATCTGATCAAAGTCACATCAGACTCTGCAGTCTTGTAAGTGACAGCATAAAGCAACCTCAGCCAACACGCTTGTGAGTCAGGCTCCGGAAACTGCCGGCCGCTTGACTGGATGCCCTGGCACAGCCCCCCCAGCGTGCGAGGGGTGGCCATGATCCGGCGATGCACCTCGGCGTAGAACGGGCCCAGTAAACGCCAGTTGGGCGGATCGCCTGGTTTCCTGGGCATGTAGATCGTGACCATGATCGGCAGCGTTGTTTGCACCCGGCAGGTGTCAGCGATCTGGTCCCTGGCCATGCCCTCGCCTGGGTCGCCCTGCTCCAATCGAACCACCACGCCATCGCCTTCAGTCGCCACGCGGCTGGGGTCAAGCATCAACAGCCCGACCCCAGCAATATCGCTCCGGTCCTCGGTGGCCGCTGCGCCCTGCAGCAGATCGGCCAGGGCATCCATGATTTGCGCGTCGATGGGGAGGGTCATGGGTTGGGAGTGCGGTCCTGTTGGGGCTCGGCATGGGCGTCATGTCGCCGCCGGCCGCGCAGCAGGTTGCTCACCGCAGGGATGGCCCCCTGGATAGGGCTCGGCACCAGCACGCCTAGGGCCCAGTTCCAGCGGCTCTCGCAGGCCTGGAATGGGCTCGGCACCCTGGCCTCACAGACCCCGATGTAGCCGACAATCAGCAGGGCGGTAAACCAGTTCATCCTCTCCCCCTCGCTAATGATGGGGAAATGATAGCGCAACCTTCTGCGATAATCCCCCAGGCACGTTGCGGCGCACTAGGCCGGCAATGCTTGATGTTGTGTCGATTAGCTCTAGCCCATAGGCGGTAAGGGTTTCGGCTGTATAGATAGCTTTTGAAAGCAGCGGATTGGTATAAATCTGCGTGAAGGCGTCATGGGCCACCATGATCAGCATTAACGATCCGAACAAAGCGCCAGGCTGGGGATCTTCGGCAAACAGGCCCACCACTAGCTCTAGCCTGTCAATATCTCCGTAGAGGGTTTCCAGTTTTTGACGTAAGCCGTTATCCTTGGTAAGCTCTGTAAAGTCCCGTAGCTTGGCAAGGCCAAAGTTTTGGCGGTATTTATTGTAGCCCTGTAGCCTAAAGTCTCTACCCATCTTAATTGTCTGAGATTCTGCTCCCATTAGGAAATCAGGGTTGTTCCCTAGGCTGATACGTCCAGCGACCTGGGCTGAGGCGTTGCCGATAATGCTAGCCAAGCCTTGCGCCTCCAGCAGTTCATTGTTCCAGCGATAAAATGAATGTTTTACGATTGCATTATTTACAATCAAATGATCTGGAACAAGGCCATGCCAGCGATAGAGCAGGTTAAATTCGAGGGCCATCCAGTTGGCGCGATACCAGGGCTGACTTTCTGCAAAGCTGGGATCAAACCGAAATAATGAATCTCCGGCTATATGATTGATGTAGTCTTCAATAGTTAGCTTTAGCAGTAAGCAGGTATTTATCATTCGCGCTGTTTGAAACAGGCGTTCGTCATCGTCCTTCCAGTCAAGCCCTGGAATGCTGCTTAGCTCCTGGCAAATGCGGTTGTGCTCCCGCAAGAAAATGGTGCTCAGGGCCACATACCCTACCGATGAATTGCCCCTCTCCAGTCCGGTTGCATAGAGCCTGTCAAGCCTTGCATCACGCTGCTCTGGCGTCAGCGTGCCAGGGGGGAAACTCTTGTCTAGGGCTGCCTTTACCCATTCGGTATTGCCATGGGGGTAAAGCCCCTGTGAGGGGATCACCCGCCCTTCAGAATCCAAACAGCTATATTTAGCCTTTACCTGCCATTCGCCTGCCTCGTTTCGCTCGCCTAGATAATCAGGATATTCCTCCCCATTAATGATCTGAGAGCTTAAGCGTCCTCCAGAGTGACTCCGTAGACACCGGGCTTGGTGCTCATACAGCCCATATATCTGGCAGAGATCAACATCATGGTTGGAGGTGTTCTTGCGTCGGTCGTCAGGGTCGGTGCGGAGCACACTGTCGGTAAACCATTGCGCAAAAAACATGAACAGAACAGATGATCGATCCGCCTGCATCACCTCGCCCCTGGCGAACAGGGATGTAACCGGGCCCCAACCACCTTGCCCGCTTGGGGCATCATCAGGGAGCGCCGCAATGTTGCTTTTACTGGCAGGAGGCAAATGACGCGCAGAAAACTGACGATCCGTCAGGGCAGGCCAGGATGTGTAATCGGAAATCGGACCACTGGGGCCACCTGTTGCAACTGCCACAGGAGACCACAGGCTGAATGGTCTGGGCCGAGGCGTGGTGGAGTTAGCGATCAGATTGGTGAGAAGTCGGTTTACATGTTTTCCGAGCCAGGGGATTGATGATGCCCACACAAGGACCCTTCGCAACAATCGGGACCGCATCAGGGCTGGCAGGAGCATTAGCCCGGGCCCCTCACCAGTGCCGAAGACATCATAAAGCTGGCCTTCTGCAATGGATGGCGTTCAAGCCAAGCGGGCAAGCCGGTAAACAGAGTGCTTACAACCGCGCCCACAGCAGCAGCCAGCAAAGCGTAAGCGAATACTTTTTTATCCAATTCGCCATACAGCTTTTCTAGATCCGCAACTTTTTTAGCAGTAGCCTCATAACTTTCTAGCTTTATCTGAGTTGCTTGAATCTGAAGTTGCTGTAATTGAAATTGTTTCTCAAATTGTGTTTGTGCATCTCGCTGAGCCTGCTCTATTCTTTCGACAGTGGTTTCCATTTTCTCTTGCCCCCTTACTAAAGACCCAAGATCTCGCTGCATTAACGGAACATTCTCCAACTTACCTTCGACACTGGCCAAGCGACTGCACGCCGTTGCCATCATGCCAAGGACTGCAGCTACTTCGCTCTGCCCTCCTGGCTGCATTGCTGATTGGTCGTTCACGGCTTCAGCCTCTCAACCAGCCAGCGGCGCATAGCGGGATCCGCAGTCAGCAACCACCACGCCGGCAGAAACAACACCAGGTGCAGCGCCGTCATGGCGACAACATCCCATAGATCCATGGTTAGGCGGGAGGCGGAGTCATGGCGATTATAGCCCCATTCAAAGCAGTTATAAATGCCGTTGGTAGATTGCACCGCACGGCCAAATCTAGAAATTCCTGAATTAAAGGCCCTTTCTCTTGCTCGGGCTGTACCGAAACGATTAGAACTAAGCCCTGTAAATATTCGGCAAAATCTCCCCTATCCTGGAAGCGATCCAGCCGAGAATGGGAAAACGTCACTGCAAGGCGTGCGGAATCGTTTTCAGAATCCAGGGCTGCTGCCATTGCGGCCACGTACCCGTTCTCGGTCAAAATCGCCTGCCGGAATCCTGGCCAGTCTGGCCCAGGTTCTGGCCCTGGGGGCAGCTCAACCACCTCCCACCCATAGGTCACGGTGCCGTTCACATCGGCATCAACATCTGTGATGCTGACCACTGGCGCCAGTGGTTGCGCGCCGTGCGTCGCAGGGTTGAACCCAGTGGGCTCGGGCTCCTGAATCGCCTCCACTACATGGTAGGCATTGCGGTCTAGTCCAATAACCGGCTGGCTGTCGCCACGGGGCCATGCAGTTAGGACGTTGGTGGCGCGGTTGAGAAGTAAATAATTCATGGGGTTCAGATTTGATAGCGAAAAATTAGCCTGCCATCAGCGCCGGCAGCGCCGACGCCGCCGCCTCGGCCGCCGCCACCACCGCCGCCGCCTGAATTGGCGGCCCCGGCCTGGCCAGCGCCGCTCTGCGCTCCGCCGTTGCCGCCGCCGCCAAGGCCGCCGGCAGGCCCGGTGGCGCCTGTCTGGTTGCCGCCACCGCCGCCACCGCAATATCTCTGCGCCGTGCCGGTGATCGATGACTCGAAACCGATGCCGCCAGTCCCTCCAACTCCGCTGGCTACCCCATTGCCCCCGGCTCCGCTGCCGCCGCCGCCGCCACCTCCGCCCGCTGTCGCGGTAGCGCCAGCGGCACCGCCGGAAAATCCCCCTGCGGTTGACGCCCCACCAGCGGCACCAGACCGGAACCCGCCACCGCCGTTGCCGCCGCTGCCACCAACAAACGGGGCAGCTGTGCCTGTGAACCTGGCGCCGCCGCCACCGCCGATTGCCGTTAATCCGAATGCAGATGAATTGCCGCCCGCCCGTTGTGCAGCGGTTCGAGATTGGTCAGCTCCCCCTAGCCCGCCGAGGCCGATAGTCACAGGGTACAAGCCCGCAGCAACAGCCAGCGAACCCTCTAGCGGTCTACCGCCACCGCCACCGCCGCCGCCGCCTTCTGAATTGTCCCCGCCATTGCCACCGCCACCTGCGGGAACCAGCAGGTATTCAATCGTGCCGCCGCTGATTATATTTATTGTTTGCGAAGAATTAACGGTATGGACGCGGTAATTTATCCCGCCTACATTTATGTCCTGGGTGGTGCCGCCTGTGGCAACTACGCCACCAGGGCCAGCCGGGGGTGGAAAGGTAGTAAACGAATCGCCCCAATACTGCATTTTTATCCTGCCCTCCTAGTTGGCAGAATTACTAAAAGCCCAGCTCCCGCAACAGTTGACCCAACTTGAGTAACAAAATAAGCTATTACAGAACCCGTCGCTATAACTTGGCCTGCGGTAACAAATGCCGAAGCAAATGTCCCAGGACTAGCGGTGGAATTAGTGGAACCCGCTGCGATTGTTGGCAGGGTTGCGTAAATTGACGTACCATTGACCTTAATGTCAAATTGCAATGCTGCGCCGGTTGGAGCTGTCGCAACGGCAAACACTGGCAGATCAGTGAGCGCCATTGCAGTACGCAGATACTGCGTAAGTTTTTTGGCTACAGTTGTTGAGTGTGTTAACGGAGTGGACCCATCCGATAGGTCTATGTAAATGTCCGCCAGCGTAGCAAGGTTGGCGCCGGAGAATGCCAGGCCAAGGGGAGCAAACTCTTCCAACGGGCCCGTGCCTGTTGCGCTGCGGCCAACAAGGCGGTTGGTCGCCGTGGTCAAACCTGATCCAGTAATCGCGCCAGACGCAGCAGCGCCTAGGTTGCCCCTCGCCGTCGCCGCGTTGGCCAGGTCGCTCAGGTTGTTGGCTCTGACCGCCAGCCCCGATAGGTCTTGGTCTCCTGTGTTGGTGCCGCTACTGGTGCCGCTGAATGTGCCCGATTGGGTAGCCAGGGTGCCGAGCCCCGAAACCTTGCTTGATGGGATCGTCGGAACGTCGTCAGCCACCAGGGACCGAAACGCTGGGGCTGCTGCTGTACCGGTCGCGGGACCGGCTAACACCAGGTTTGCAGACTGGGCCGCCAGCGTGGCGGTCAGGGTGCCCGACGTGGTCACAGGCGACCCGGTAACACTGAACAGGGCCGGCAGGCTCAGCCCAACACTGGTGACGGTGCCATGGCCACCACCGCCGCCGCCGCCCGTGGCGTTGATTGTTTGGTTGGGCCAGGTGCCGGTGATGGTTACATGTGTGCCAGCCACCAGCCCAGGGGTGGCCGTTCCCGTGCCGCCATGGGCGATTGACAGCAGCCCAGACACCCCGGTCGCCAGGGGGAGCCCAGTGGCGTTCAACAGGCCCAGGCTGGAGGGAGTGCCCCCTGCCCCGTCGAACAGCACGGGGGCCCCCGCAGCGCCGGCGTTCACCGCTAGGGCGTTGGCTATCCCGGTCCCCAGGCCGCTGATGGTGCTCAGGGGCTGTGTGCCGCTGTGGTTGCTTCGGGCCAGGTAGTAGGCCGCGTTGTTTGCCGCCAGAGCCGTCAGGTTTGCGGAGAGAGGCTGATAGCTGCTGGCTGCGTTGGCTGCGGTCAGGTAGGCGGCCAATGCTGAGGTCAGCCCTGAAGGCTGCACCGCTGTCGCGGCCAGGGCCCCTTGGGCAGAGGTGGCAAAATCTCCCGATGCCGCCAGCGCCGCTGAGCCGAGCTCCAGACTTGCGCGCCCAGTGGCCGCATTAAGCCCCGTGGCCCCGCCGGTCCACTGCCCGCGCATTGAGTAGGCCGTATCCCAGTTGGCCTGGCTGCTGTTGCTCGGCAGGCTGGATCCTGACGGCAATGCCAGTGTGAGGGTGACACCACCGCCCGTGTTGGTACTGCTGGTAGTCCAACCACTAGGAACCGACAGCGCAACCGACTGCACAGGGGCGGCTGCTGCCGCTAACGCCACCACCGACGACAGCGGCGCATCCCCGGTATTGATCGGCCCCGCCGTGCCGGTGCCAGTGCCCGCACCAGTGGCTACAAAATAAGCACCAACTGTATTTGATTCGGCGCCAATTGCCGTGAAAGAGGTATTGCCTACGCTGATAATTTGATACGCTTGCCCAACAACAAACGCCCCGGCCGTTACCGCCGCGCCGATGCGGTCCAACACCAAGCGGTCGCTGCCCTGGACGCTGCCCAGGTCTGGCAGTTGGGAAATCGTGAGCGGTAGCGGTGTTTGGGTCATGGCTTAGGACGGCTGGGTTTGCAGCGAACGGCCGGAGCCGGTAACCAGCAACTGGCCGGAGCCAGTGCGGAGGATGCGGGATACTAGGGGGATGGCTATGGCTGTGGTGCGGGCTAACTCAATAATGCAATCCTGCCCGCTGTTGATTTGCATTGGCTCTTGTTTGACCTTAAAAAAAACCCCATTGGCTGCGTTTGCGTCAAAAACTACCAAAGAGTCACCGTATTTAAGGTGGCCAAACTGATCGCTTCTGGCCCTAAGTGAATGCTCAAGGATTACCGCGTCTTCATCAAAAATGATTTTATGGTTTTTCTTGTACACTCCAACACCAGAAATGGCGCCCGCCGTAATGGGGACGCCACCAACCGCCTCAAGCATTCCCTGTAGATCGGTAGCGCTGATGAGTGGCACGATCAGGCTTTGGGTGCCGGAGTTTTCTTGATGGGCTCGATCACCCCAATGGCAAGCAATGGGGCTGCCTGCTCTTCTGTGAGAGCGGGTAACTTGTCATCACCTTCATAGAGGACCCCATCATGGCTGAGGGGGCCATTGACCAGCTTGTAAGAGGATTCCATTAGGCAATAATGTTGGAGAACAGGAAGCCGCAGTCTTGAGCGGTCAGAACCTCGCGGAGGCTTTCGCCCACAACAACCGATTGACCGCCATCAACGCCCAGGGTACCAGGCGCCATTGGGGTGGTGTAGGTCCGGCGGTTGCCATATTCAGCGGTATAGCCAAAGGTCGCAATACCTTCGGTGGTAGACACCACGGGCTCTTGGTGAATAAAAGCAGCGTGCTTGCCCCATACGCGAGTCATAACAGGAGTTTGACCCTTCTTGGCAGTATTCACCCAATCCTCGCCAACAAGGATTTCATCGAGCTCCAGTAGGTCTGCAACAGCCTGCAAACTGGCGGGGGGAGCGGCAGCGTTGGTCGTCGAAGTGTTGCCGTACAAAGCGCTACCTAAACGAGATGTGACCTTGGGATGAAGCCTAAACTTGCTCCAACCAAGCCGCCCAAAAATGCCCTTATTTGGCCTAATCAACATGCCGTCAAACTTTGCCAAGATTGCATCAATAGGATCCGATGTTGCGTCGGACCATTGATCACTACCGCTTAACGTTACGCGATTTGCGGCAGTATAGCTAGAGGTATTAAAGACTAAATCAGCGACACGCTTTTCGCGTGATTTATCTAAAAGTCGAGTAGTGTTAATAGTGGCCTGGGCAACCGGGTCCCACTTGTGCATATTGGAGTTTGCAGCATCAATGTCAGCTTGAGGCACAAGATCCAGGAGCCCATCGTCAAACACGAAAGACCCTTCTTCGGTTGCGCCGAATTCGACCTGGTTAGGGATACCTTTACGCCCAACCCGAGTGTCGGGGAGAATGTAAAAATCACTGCTGTTGATGACTTGATACTTAAACTCGCGACCCCCAACAGGAACGCGAGGGAGCACAAGGTCGGCAATCATCTTGCCAGGTGGAACACTGAGAGTAATTCCAGTGTAGTAAGGAGATACTACAAAAGGAAAATTCATGTTAGACATTGGATCATTCCGGGGATAGTGGGTTTAGGTCGATAGAAATTGATCAGCCCTGGAACGATCCAGGTACGATGTTCACAGAACCGCTGGCATCGCCGACGACTCCGCTTTCAGTGGCAACGCCCCCGGTTCGGACGTTGGTGCCAGCAGCCGCAGTTGCGGCGATACCGCGTCCAGTTGAGTCTGAAATCAACAACGCACCACGGGTGACGGTTCCGCCGTAAGTAATAGTTGCGATTCCATTCATAAACACGTCAACTCGCTCGCCAGACGCAACGGCAAGCACGTCAGAGACGCCAATGATTGCATCAGACGCGGCAGTGGCGACAACCACGGTTTGGTCATCAGAGCCGAATTTGACAAAACGACCATTGGCGCCAATGTCGGAGCCAGCGGTAAAGGTCTTGCAAAGGCCAGGATTCCTTAAAGGCATGGGATCGTCCTCAGTTAGGGGTTTTCAGGGATTCGCGTGCCTTCAAGAAGGCCGCCATGGGTTCAAGCTTGCGGCCCTGCGCAGTCGCGTCAGCAATCAGCTCCTGAGCTAGCCTCCCGACCGCCACGGGGTCAGGCTCGACGGCTTTGATGGTCTCGGATTCTGAGCCCTCGGGGGCCCCCGCCTGCGGGATCGCCGGTTGCACGCCTGCAAGCCGGGAACTGCCGACCGTGGCTTGTCGCTGACGCTCGGCAGCGTTGACGGCCATAGCGGCTTCAGGTCCAGTGGTGCGGCCATCGTTGGCCAGTTGCTCAATCAAAGCTTCATGACCGGAGAGCGATTGCGCCCGTACGGCCTGGATTCGGGCGCATTCGGCAGCGGCACCATCAATCAAGCCTTCAGAATGGCCAGCGGCGTGGCCCGCCGAATAACCCTCGGCAATAGCCTCGGTCTTGAGAGCAGCAGCAGCGGCAGGGAATGCCGTGGCCAGCTCTGCGGCAGTTGTGGGAGTGATCTGTTCAGACATTTTGGGTGCTTGGGACAGGATGGGGAGCGACCCGGTAGCCGAGTCAGCCCGAGCAATTAGCTCGGCAACAACTGCATCCATACTAGCAATCCCGTCTACCAGTCCCACATCTACTGCTTGCTGGCCAATGAAGATACGGCCATCTGCCATTTGCTCCAAAACCTGTTCGGTGCTTAGCCCCTTGTGCATCGCCAGATCCTGGACAAAAAGGCTGTAGAAATAATCAACTTGGCTTTGCATGTATTCGCGCCCTGGCTCGGTCAATGGGCCATTTTCGCTGGCAATTCGCTTGTAGCTGCCAGCAACGATCTCGGTTCGCACCACGCCGGCCGCCTTTTGCTGCTGCGAAGTGTCCACATGGGTCCCGACCACACCAACCGATCCGGCCACGTCAACACCAGAGGAGAGGTATGTGCGATCGGCGGCAGAACCAAACCAGACAGCGGCGCTGGCCATGGTGCCTTCGGCCAGGGTTGCCGTGGGCTTGACACCGCGCAACGCCAGCAGAGCAGCTGCTGCTGATTGTGTTCCAGCAACTGCCCCGCCGGGAGAGTCCACCCGCACTAGAACCGCTCGGACGGCTGGGTCAGCCTTTGCCGCCTTCAAATCACGCACCAGCAGCTCTGCGCTGGCACCCCCCGATACAGCCGTGAGCATGTTCATCCGCGGAGCCATCACGCCCATCAGCGGGATCACCGCGACGCCACCAGGAAGCACTTCGTAGCCTTGGGGCGGCTTCTGTAACTGGCGGCCCATGGCGGCTTCCACAGCCTCTAGGTCTTGCTCTCCGCGCAACCGCGCCGCGTAGATTTCGTGCAGCTGGATTAGCCGATCGGGCTCTATTGCCCAGGGCCGGCCCAGCAGGTCAAGAATGCTCATTGTCGGTCCTCGGTTGACTCATCATTATCGTCATCATCATCGTCTTTGAGGTCTTCGAGATCTTCAGAATAGTCGGGGTCCATGGGCAGCTCGCCGTTTGCCTTTGAAGCCACCAGCGGGGCCACTAGGCCATCCTTCAGTCGTTCGGCTTGGACTTTCGCGGAAACCTTGTGATTAGCCTCCCAGTCTCCGCCGTCATAGGCAATGGTCTCGGCTGGCAGTGTTGTGATACCTGTCTCAATTCGCTTAGCTGCTGCGCTTGCTTCCTTGAGCGGGTCAAGGGCCATCATGCCGTCGCCAGACCACTTAGAACCACACCACGCAGCACGGGCAATCGGATCGGTCAGGAAGCCCGGCAGGTTGAACCGGCCCAGCGCCACGGCATCGGCCAGGATCTCTTCGTAGATCGGTTGACAAAAGTTAAATGCTTTCCTGAACCGCCGCACTTGATAGGTTTTCCAGGCATCCATCAGGGCCGCCCGCGATGCCGAGTAGCTGGCCTTGAAAACTTTCATGACCACTTCCCTGGGCAGGTTCAACCCCACGGCCACTTCGCCTGTTACGGCATCAAAGAATTGTGTGAATGACGGATTAGGCCGGCCTGGGGCGGGGGTCTCAATTGTTTCACCGGGAAATAGGTTTACGACCTTTCCCGTTGCGGACTCTAGAACTCGATCAAACCCTAAAGCCTTTTGAATGTACTTCTCTTTGGAGTCTTGATCTAGCAAATCAGTAAAAGATTCATGATCCATAGTCATAAAAATGGTATTGATTGCCGCGTTTACCGCAGCGTCTAGCTCTGCATTGCTGTAGCGATCGGCCTGTTTTAGCTTGCCGAGTACTGGGGCTAGCCAGGGAATGCCACGGGTTTGCTGTGGCCGCTTCATGCGCCATAAGTGCAATAAATTGTGGCGTCCAGTCGCAGGAGTGAAGAACTCAACCCTGCTCCACTTAATGCCACCAGGCTTGTAAGTCAGCGTTCGGCGTGGATGGCAATTGGCAATCCAAGCAGCTACTGGAACGTCGTCTTTTTTTTCAATTCCTTGCGTGCATTCATTTGTGTCTGCTACTCTGTTTTCATTGCATACTCTGTCGGCTTCAATTACCTGCAGTGCAATGCGATAAGGCCATCCTGTGGGCACTCGTTTTGGCTGAACAAGCGCTACAAAAGCATCGCCCGAAACCAACTCAGCACGCTCTGTTAAGTCTTGAATATCGTAAAAATTCTGTTTATTGGAATAATCTGCAAACTTAGAGCTGGCCCAAGTATTAAAGTAAAGCTCAAACTCTGACTGGTACGCACGGGCTTCTTTGTCGCTTAACCCTAAATATTCTGCATTAATGGCACTCTGAAGCGTTAACCCCGTGCCAATTGTGTAAGTTACTAAATTTTCAACCGCCCCAGTGGCAATTGGTTGATTGCGCTCTGCATCGCGGCACAGTCCACGCAACTCATCAAGTCCTGGAATTGTGTCGCTGTCAGCGTCAGCCTGGCCTGGGTTCCAGGCTGCAAACCTGGCAGAATTACCGATGTTGTTGATAATGCCATAGTCGGCCGGATCAGCGCCGTGATAAGCGCCAAAAACGTTGCTGGCTTGGCTGGTTGTTGTTGCCGCTGCAACCTTGCCTTGAGCTTTAACCGCTTTTTGTTGGCCCCTTTTCTTGCTCATGTCACCAGCCGGGAATGATTAAACGCGAACGCGACCGGCCGCTTGCACGCATTGAAAGCCTTGTCACCTGCTCATCCCAGAACTTGACACCGGCTTGCACGTCAATCAATGAAGCTCGACGCAATTTATCGTCCCCTACCGTCACCTCTTGCTGACCCAAGATCTGCTTGACGGCCTCCAGATGGGCGTCTAGCTGCTCCTGTGCCTGTGAAAGTGTGATACCTGCCATGGGCCCAGTATAGCAACCATGGCCTATCAGTTCCAGCCGGCAAGGCTGATTTTGCCATCGGAGACAGCGGAGCCCCCTCCCCCCCCTGTCCCCGGCGCCTGGGAGCCCAGGGTGCGGGCGAGTTGGGCCCACATGGTTCCTGCTGCGTAGTTGCGTTTCACCAGCTCCAACATCCCCAAGATGTAGACCTCCAAATCCAACGGCTCATTGCGGGCCCCCTTCTCATTCCGCCATTCAGACTGCTCAAACCCTCTGCCGTCAATTGTGGTTACAAGTTTTTCGCAAGTTAAACCCTTAAAGTATTCATCCTTTGCATTTTGCCCAAAGTGCATAAATCCCGGCCCTGGTTGCTCAATATTTAACCTTCCGTAGATAGTTCGTTTTAACGTGTGCGTGTTTATCATATAAAGAGTAACCCCTTTTTTTATTTTGCGACCGCGTAAATTTACGTCTTGCTTTGTGCCATCGCCAAGGGTTTTTGCATTTTTGTCGCTGCCGCCTTTGACTGCTACCACTCCCTCATTGACCCTTTGGCGGCAGTAGTCATAGACTTCATGCGTAAAGTGGCCCCCAGTGTCAACCGCTGTCTTGTGAACGGTCATGGTGCTGCCGCTTGCATGATTAAATACAGTCTTTCGAATCACGTCAATCTGCTTCCATACCTTATCTTCTGCTGGATTTCCATATACCTTCTCGTGCCATATCAGCCAGCTTTCTTCGCCCACCCCAAAGCCCTTGACCTTGATCTCTAGCCACGTGTCCTGAACGTCAACCGCAGCCAGCAACAGCAACACGCCATCTGGACAGAACCCGCTCGGATACGGGTTTGCTGCGGCACGCTGCATCAAACCATCGGGGCTCACCTTTGCCGTTGCAGGATCCTCCCAGGCCTCGGCTGCCCGCTTGTTCACCCAGCCCTTCAGAAGCAGGGTGTCATTTTTGGCACGCAGAAATTCATCTCGGATCTTCTCCCAGCTCAGCCACCCATAGGGGGCATACCAGCCAGGCAGATGGAACCCTGCCGTCTCGCCATCGCCCTTGGCAGTAGCTCCCCACACCCCCCCGGCCAGCATCGCCACTTTGTGGTGCTGCGGCAGGCGCTCACCGCACGCCGGGCACTTGCACCAAACCTCCCCATCCTTTTTGTCCCAAACCATGTGCTCCCAGCGGATCACCTCGTTGGCCCCGCAGCAGGGCATGAACGCGGCATAGCGGCGGCGGTCGCTGCGCTCCTCAAACTCCTTGGTGATCCGGCATGCCCCCCTGGTGCCGGGGGTGCTGGTGATCAAGGTTTTGCGGTCGGGGAAGTTGGTCTGCCGCGCCTCGGCGTTTTCGATCGGGTCGCCCTTGTCGTCAATCTCCAGGGGCAAGCTTGACGCCTCATCAACCCATAGGTTTTGGGCCGGCATCCCCTGGGCAGCGCTGCCGCTGTTGCCGCCAATGATCGACAGCAGCATGTCCCCTTGGAACTCCTTCAGAAACATGGCGTTGGCCGCGTCCCTGGACCTGCTGCTAATGGTCTTCGCTGCTACGGCAGGGGTGTCCTTAAACAGCGGGTCAAGCCGTTGCCTTACCTGCCGCTTGGCAAAGCTTTCGGTCGGGAACAGGATCAGGAAAGGCGCCGGATCCATCGCAATGGTTCGCCCCAGCCAGTTCAGGCCGCATTCGGTTTTGGCCCCTGACTGGCTGCCGAAGATCAAGATCACGCGCCTGATCTTCTTCTCACGTGGGCTCAACAGGTCCATAGGTTCCCGCAGAAAGGGCACCCGATCGGTTCGCCACTGCCCAGGCTCTGAGCTGCTGCGTCTGGTCAGCTGCCGCTCGGCGTCGGCCCACTCGCTGACACTGAGATGCAGCGGCGGCTGAATGGCCTCGATGAACGCATCCTCGTAAACCTGGCCGCCGTCAGGCATGTTGCTTGAGCCCCTTAAGGGCGTTCTCAATCTCTTCTTCCAACAGGGCCCGCACATCCTCGGGGTCACTCATCGCAGCCAGCCGCGCAGCGTTGCGGGTTGGGATGATCAGCAGCAGGTCCCGCACCTGGCGAGCGAGCTTGGCGGCCCTGTTGCGGACATCCACTTCGGTAACCACCTCGTTTCGATCTCTCAGGGCTCCGACCTTCGCCCGCTCGGCGTCGTAGTGCAGCTTGCGTTTCATGCTGACATCGGCGGCCTGGATCTCATCTTCTGGCAGGCCAAGGATCAGTTTTTTTAGTTCGCTGTCACTGGGTAATCGATCGGGCCCGGGCGGAGGCGCAACAGAGCCGCCAGGTTCGGGGGAGCTTTTTTTGTGGCTATTGCGAACCTTGACTGCATCCCAAAGGCGGTCGGCAATTTCAGAATCAATCAGAAATGAGCCATCTTCCTGGTGGACCACCGCCGGCTTAATTCTGATTTGCCTGGCCTCCTTCACCGTTGGAGCACTACAGCCCCTGTGCCTGGCGTACTGCGCCTGCGTCATCAATGGCATGTTTTCAGGTCAACCCTTAGCCTTAGCCTTATCCTAACGGCTAACCTAAGCCTTGCAGACGCTTGAGGCGGGGCAGGGGTTGGCGTGCCTTGCTGGGTGATCGAGTAAGGCTAATTTTTGGCCACTCGCTAGAAAAAGATCGCGCGCGAGATGACCCACGACCAAGGCCCCTGTCGGAGGACCCAAGCCATGGGGGGGTGGCTCATCGTGCCGTCTTCAACGCCTCGGTCACATATCGCCGCAGTGCTGGCCCCCAGGTCCTGCTCACGCTCTCCTGGGTGATCTTCTGGATCGGCCAGCGCCTCGGGATGTTGGGCAGCTGGTTGAAGAGCAGCAGCGACTCGACCCGATACCTACGCATCTTGCCTGAGCCAATGCGGCGGTAAACACCAGGCCGGAGCTTGCCGCGTCGCCTGTCGAGCATGAAAGTGTCAGGCGAACCCCTGAGCGCCTTGACGGCTGCTGCCTTGGTCATATTGCCCGATGCATTAAGCCGTGCCCCACGCCCTGGCCTCCAGGCTGGTGCAGCGGTGAGGCGCCGCTCTGATGGCCTTTGGGGCCTAACGCCACCCTGGATGGATGGCAGCAGGTAACGCTCTTGGATTTGCTGGGGGCGAAGTTCAGCTATTAGGTCGCGCTTGTTGCTAAACCTGGAGACCTTGTAAGCCCGTTGGGTGAACTGGGTGGGCCTGTCGAAGTATTTGTTAGTCGATTCGTTGAGATCCTTAACCCCGCCTTTGGCGACCTCATTAAGCGCCCTCGATGCTGCGAAAGGCATCTGGTTCTGAATCCCTGCCAGCCATGCCTGAGCCTTGTTTAGGCCGCTGCTGTCAATATCTAAGTGGATGTTAAGCATCTATCCCTCCACTAGCCCCATGGCCTGCAAGTAGCGCGCCCACTGCTCCAAGGTGAGGCCTACGCGCCACTCCCCCCCACGCAACCTGATAAGGGTGGCAGCATGCTCTGCCTGAGCATTGATGCGCTGTTGCTCTGCCTCTTTGGGCTTGATTCTCAATGCTGCGGCAATGTCTTTCCAGTTTGCCACTTGCACCACATGCCCCGGCAGCCCTTCCAAGTCTCCGGTGTCATCCTGGCGCCCAGCCCCGAGCTTTCTGCGCACGGGCAGGCCAAACAGCTGAGTACAGATCGCAGCGGCTTCCAGCTCCCCTCTGTCGCCTTTTGCCTTGGAAGGGTTCGCCATCACGCCAGCCTACGCCAAAACAACCATTTGCCAGGGCAGCTCCCCGGTGAGATCGGTAAGGATCTCGATGTCTTCTGGTGTCCATCGCCTCCATTGGCGTTTGGGTGCTGGCTGGGTCATGGCTCTTGGTGGGGCTCTTCGTGGTTGGGGAGGGCTGCGCCGGCCTGAATGTTGGTCGCTAGGTCGAATGTTGGCGGGTGCGACCAACACTCAAATCCTTTCCACCGCAAAGGATCTCAAGGAATTTTGGCCCAATGTTGGTATGTTGGTCTGTTGGTCGTTCCGGGTGTCCGTTTTCGTGAAAAAAGGGGTAAGAAAAAAAAGAAGCCCAAAAGGACCAACATACCAACATAGATACATATATATATCTATATCCCTTATGGGGACTACGTTTTTGAATGTTGGTCGATAACCAACATTGGACCAACACACCAACATTCGCGCAGGTCATGGCAGGCTCCCGGTCGCCTGGTAGGTCCAGGCCCCTCTTGAGCCAGTCCCTGCCGTGCCCATGCCCATGGCAGCAAGGGCTTCAACCGCCGTGGCTGCCGCTCCGCTGTCGATCTCCCGCCTCTGCGCTTTGGTAAGCCTCTGCGCCACGTCACGCCACGCAATGGGCCCCTCGCTGGCCTCTGCGAGCTTGTGGATCATCCGCATCAGGTCCGAGGCCTCACCGGCCTCTGCAACGCTCTCGTGGATGCCAACGGTCCATTGGTTGATCGCTTCCACCAGCAGGATCGCCCGCTCAACCACGCCGATGGTGACCGGCGCTGAGGGGCTGCTGCCAAGCTCCCAGGACCACAACAAATGCAAAAGGCCGGCGATCCTGAGCACCTTGCCGGCGGCCTTACCCATCAGGGCTCCATAGGCCGGCAGGGTGGCCTTGAGAGCCTGGCCCTGGGCCTCAAACTCGTAGTCCATAAAAAGGCGCCTGGCATCGGCCTCCATCGCCAGGCTGGTGATGGGCAGGCAGTAGAGAAACCTGCAGGCCGCAGCCAACAACTCTGCGGCCGCATCGGTGGCGTCAACCTCCGCCTGGGTTTCATCGTCAGCAATTCGGACCGCTCGGGGTGGTAGGGGCACAAATCCAAATCGCGCCCAAAGCCCAGAGGCATCGCCGCTGGCTACCAGGCCTTGCAGTATTTCGGGCTGGATGGTGCCCCAGATGCTCAGGTGGCAGCGCTCGTAGCTGCGGCCACCGTTAGCTGCGGCCACCCGCAACGATCGAAAACCGGTCCCGTCCCAGGTCTCGAGCAGCTGTTCGGAGTCCGCCCCTCTGCCGCCCGTGTAGCGGCCAAAACTGCCAAACAGCCCCGCCAGCTCGTCGCGATGAATTGACAGCGCCGCTTTGCGAATTTCGTGAACTTGCAGCTGCGAGGCCAAGGCCTCGGCGGTGTAATCGCTGGTTGAGATAAAAACCGGTGAGGGGGGGTCTGGTCGCTCTGCCGGCTTGACGCCTCGGTTCTGCTCGGTCCATTCGGCCATGGCCCTGCTGTGATGTTGTTTCAGTTCGGCCCTTAAGGCCCTGGTTGGTTCATCGACAAGGGCCTTGGAAAGGGGCGTTTTTTTGGCCCCAGTCTTGGCGACCAACGCGACATAGAGGTTCAACGGGACCCGATAGGCCGCGGCGTGGCTGGCCACCAACTCGGTGCCCAACTTGACCACCCCGCTTACGCAGGCCAGAAAGGCCATGGTGGCGCTGAGATCGTCTGAGGGGAGGTACCGGGTCCGTGTCGCCAGGGCATCCGCCAGCAAGGGGGGCATGATCTGATCGAGGCGGATGCCGGCGTTGCCATCGGCCCGGGTGATCGCCTTGGCCAGACGCTGTGCTTCTTGGGCCACCTGAACGCCTGACTCCTCCTCCCGCTGAATGGCATTCAACAGATCGCGCAGGGTGGATGCCGGGATCTTGCTGGCATCGGACAACCGGATCCGCTCGGCTTCTAAGTCCTGTCGAGAGGCCCCGCCCTGGACCGCATACCTGAACTGCTCGCGTACCTCGTCCAGCGTGAGAGGCGGGGGCTCGACGGGGTGGGGTGTGCGGTGCTGATCAGGGGGTGTTCGATCGGATCGCTGGTTGTCGATGTCCTTGCCGTTGCGCGCCAGGTCATGGCGTCGGATGTCGATCCCCCATTGATCGCGCAGGTAGGGCCAGATGCTGCCTGGCGCGATCCGATTAGGGGTGCCTTTGAAGTAGGCCGAGAGGTCGGTGATTGCCCCGCAGCAGGTTTCCGCCAGCAACTGCTCTGCTGCGGTTGCACCAAGCTCCACATGCAACCGCATCGCCAGGCCAACAAGCTGGTCGTACTGGCCTGCGCCGTGAGCGAATGGCGGCACCTGGTCCAGTGCCTGTTTCAGGGCGTCGGTCGGTCTGGGAGGCAGGGTCCCGGGTGACAACGACTGGCCCCGGGTCGGCTGTGGGGCTGCCGGCTGTGGGGCTGCAGCCAACCATGCCTCAACCTCCGCGACGGTGTAGCGACGGTCGGTGCTGGCGTGAATCCTGGATTGGCCGGAAGCGTTGCCATCGGGCCCCAGGTAGTAGGCCCCGGGCAACCTCATCACCCGGCTTGGGTTTTTGTTGACCGGATCGGCGCCCGTGACGGAGATCAAGGCCTGCTGGATCGGCCGCCATTGGTCTGGAGTGATGGGCTGATCGAGCACCCAGTAAAGGTGTGCTGATTTGCCGCCGGTGGTGACGGTGATCGATGGCTCGCCGAGGCCAAACTCTCGCCACCCCTGAAGCTGCCATTCGACGGGTCGGTTGTCCCACTCGACCCAGAAGGCCAGGCAGGAGGTGATCCCTGGCCTGTGGACACCCTTGACGACAGCGCCTTCGTCGCGGTCCCCACCGTCATTGATCACCAAATAGATCCCCCGCTCTTCACGCTGCCAGCGACTGGCAAGAGCCAGGTCGTAGGCCCCTGCACGTGCCTTGATCCCGTTGGGGTTGGTTTTTGGATCGTGCCGATTTGGGTTGAGCCGATGCGGAAACGCCCGGAGCCTCGCCGTGGCCGGATCCTTACCAAGCAGCTGCAGGAACTGATCTGCCTGGCTGCGGTCAATTGGTGGAATATTCACAGAATCTGAAGCTGGCTGGCTGGGGTTGATTTGGCAGCTTTCTTGTCACGGCGATGCCTGCCGTAAACCCATCTGGTTTTGGCGGCTTCTGCCTGCGCCTCTTCCTGTTTTCGATGTTCCTGGTGTTGTACCAGCCATTCCAGATACTGGCGCTCCTCGCTTAAAAGTTGAGTAGCTGCGGCGCTTGGGTCTGTTTCCAGGAGTTCACGAAATGCAAGATTAACAATCTCTTGTCTGTTGTGATCGTGATAAGGAATACGATTGTAAATGTAATGCAATGCCTCATCAGTAAGCCATTCATCCAGTTCGTGCTGATAGCGCCTCTGCAGCCACTGGGCCCCGGTGAGACGCCCCCAGCGGGTCAGGATGGTGGGTTCAGGGCTTTGCATTGCCGCCCCTCATCGCCTGCTCAAGCAACAGCAGCACCACGGTGGTTTTGGGAATGCCACGCTCCTTGGATTCGGCCTCAAGCCATTGGCGGATTCGAGGGGGGCACTTGAAGGTGAAGTTCGAGCCTGTCATCTGCGGCGGCGTGTTGGATCACTTTACAGGAGATCCACGTAAGATCCGCGTCAGGGGTGCTATGGTCCACCCATGGCCGCCGAACCATGACCTGGCCGCCAGCTACCGATCCGTGAGGTCCCGCCATGCTCTAGCTCTTGTGCCCCGTCTGGGGCTGTTTCAACTCGGGGCATGGCGGGGCTCATGGCTCCCGGATATGCGCTCCCTGGCAATGCCATCTACTCCTGGTGGTAGCAAACAACGGCCTCTTGCCTGCAACGGGACCCGTCGAGGTTTACCGCTTACGTTTCTCAGGCGGTGGGCGGTAACAAGCGCAGACCAGTAAGTCCCCGGCTTTTTCTTTACACAATCTACCCCCCCTGTTTTTCTCATGTTTGCTTTAATCGAAACCAACCAAGCGACCCACATTGCCATCCACATCCCATACGATGGCGCTGATAAGTCATTGCCTGCTTTGGCGGCAATGCTTGAGCAAAATGCTGTTTTTGTAAGAAATGGCTATCAAACGTTAGAAGTAGTTAATCCTAACATGACAATACATCTTAAGGATACAATGGAACTCTCTGGTAGGGAAAGCGAACTTGCTATTGTTGTGCCCGCAAGTAAACAGACCTTGGGTGATGATTTTGTTATAGCAACCGCAGAAACATACGTCAGTAATAAAAAGACTCTTGAAAAGCGCGACGAAACAATATCTAAGCTAACTAGCGAAGTTGCTTTTTTAAAAGCTTCGCTAGAAAGGCTGCAAGCGACTTTAGACGAATCGAAGGAAAAGGCTGCCCAATGACAACCATCTGTGAAAACCAACCAATTCAGGACGACGGCGTCGCTTGGAAACTGACTTTGATAGCCACCCCAGGGGTTGGCACCTGGAATGTGAAAGCCACCCTGACCCGCAACGACAGGGTTAAAGAGCGGCACGGCCGCTGGTCGTCTCGAACCGGGTGGACCAAAACTATGTGGCACCCGCTGCCAGGCTCTGAGATCGCCCAGATCGCTGAGGAGTGGATGCGGGCCCACCCCGT